TATTTCCGCCGAGAAGGTGCGGCGGCAGGGCCGGCCCAACCGGCGGCGCGGGCGGTTGGCTGCGAGCCATCACTCGTTCTCGTCGGTGTCGCCGACGCCGCCGACATAAAGCTCGGTCGCCGGCACGTTGCGCGGGTTGAGGCGCCCGGCGTCGGTCGAGACCGCCTTGCCCTTGGGGTAGCGGTTGGGGGACGCGGTCGGGCCGCCGGGGTTGGAGGTGCCGCCGCCTTCGATCTTGTTGGTCTGTGCTTTCACTGTGCCGTCTCCGTATTGGTCGCCTTGAAAAGCGTCGCCGGCCGAGGTCTTTTCGTAGGTGCCGTTCATCTGAATCTCCTTCAGGGTCCGGGTAACGCCGGCCCGACGGTGTTAACCGGCGGCGCGAGGTCGGACAGGGACGCAGGCCCCGGCATCGGCGCCTGCGAACCTTGGGCGGCCGCCGCCGGACCAGCGCCGGGCGGCGCCATGAGGTTGCTACCGGTAGTAGGGGTGCCGACGCCGGAGCCGCCGGCGCCGTTGGCTTTCATCGCGACCGCTGCCGCCTTCAACTGCATCTCGGCTTGCTGCTGCTGAAGGTTGTGCTGGATCATCGCGGTCTGGGCGGCTTTCTCGGCCTGGACCTGTTGCTGAATCTGCTCGTCGTCGGGCACCACGTCGTCGGGCAGCCCGAGGTCGCCGGCGAGGGCGCGAAGCACCCGGCCGCGACCGACGTCGCCGACGATCTTGGCGTCGAGCGGGTTCGCCGTGATCTGCAAGAACTGAAGGCGTTTCTGCTGCTCGGTTTCTTTTTGGAGAGCGACCACGACGCCATTGACCTGGATCTGTTCGGACCCCGACAACAGCCCGGTCTCGTCGGTCAGCATCACCATGTCGTAGAGGCTTTCCAGGACGCCTCGAATGACGTCTTCGTCGATGTTGGCGGCGACGGTTTGCAATACCTTCTGGGCGTTGCCCATCAACATGCTAAGACCGGACGCAGTACGTCCCGCACCACCCTTGAGGGACTCGCCCGTGGTGTAGCGCGGGATCGCGCTGATATCGTCGGCCAGCGAGCTGATCGACCCGTAGATCGTCATCAGCTCCTGGGCATTGGAATTGGGCTGGAAGAACTCAACCGGCTTGCGGTTGGTATTGCCGCCCATCGGGTCCGAGAAGACCTTCCAGCGCTTCCAGGGGTAAAGGGAATCCTCGTTGGTCGTCGGGTCCAACAGCTCGGTGTTGATCACCACCTGCGGCCCGGACGCCATACTCAAATTATTCACGAGGGCGCGCAGCGTCGCGTTGGCGACCTCCTGGAGGTCTTCGAGGATATCCGGGAGGCCGTGCCCGGCGATTGTCCCCGGCACCTTCTCGAAGCTGCTGACGTAGTAAGGATGCCGTTGGCGCGGGCTAGGGGAAATCTGGGTCTTGATCGTGTACCGGCCCACCACCCAGCTCTCGACCATGTATTCCCGATCGAGATCGGGTATCTGACTGCGGTCGATGCCGTTTTCGAGAAGCATCTGGCCTTGCATCAGGCCGTGATACTCGACCGCATCTATAAGGTGGGAGGTGTTGAGGCTGGGGGACTCGCGGGCTTGCAGAAGCGCCTGCTCGACATCGGGGCTATCCATCCAATCCCGCAGCCCGGCGGCGTAGTCGGTGAGGGCGCCGCGAACCGCCTCCTGGTCGTAACCGGGGAGGTCCATGACGGAGACCAGGTCGTTGCGGGTGAGGTGCTGGCGCTCGATACACTCGGCGTTGGTGATCTCCTGCGCACCTGGGTCCCAGTAAAAGTCCTGCGGCGCGACGCGCTCCCAGCACATCTGCGGGACAGTCTGGAGGGATGGGCGCCGCTGGTTCCACACCAGCTTCGGCACCATGCGGACCACCGGGCCCTTGATGACCGCATAGGGAAACAGCGGCAAGTCGACGAGAAAGCGCGCCAGCGCCGAATAAAACCCACCCTCGCGCAGGATCTCGTCCATGCGGTCGGCGGCGGCGTCGGCCTGGATGGTGGCGGTGCGCTTGGCCGCCTGCTGCGCCATGTGCATCATCGCGACGTAGCGGGTGTGAACCTGCTCAGGGTCCGGCTGCTGGCCCTGGGCGGCGCTCTGCGCCGCCTGCGCCGCGACCATCTGGGCGATCGTCGCCGCGACTTGTGCGGGGACCGGCGGGTCCTGCTCGGGGTCGACGGTCCAGGGCCGGTCGGCGCCGAGGTAGACGTCTCTCAGAAGGGACGTGGCGCCCCGGCATTTCACCGCGACCAGGCGCGAGTAAACGATACTGCCGCCGAACTTCTCGATCTCGCGCAGTTTGCCCGGGTCGTACTGGCCCTCGAACATCCTTTGCGCCCGAAGGAGTCTGTCGTTGATCGCGTTCGAGCCGCTGTTGCGGTGATTCTGAAAGCCGTACCAGCGGTTCCGGATGTAGTTGCCCAAGTCGTCGGCGCGAGGGCGGGCTTGTGCGTTCTGGGTCTGGGCGAGCCGATCGCGCTCTTGGGCATCGAGCTGGGCGGGGCTGACGACACGCAGAAAGCCCGGCGCCCGCCGCCCGCTCGTCGGCGGCGAACTTGAAGTCTGACCCGGGATCGCAGCGGGCAACGGCGCGCCTCTGTGAAGTCACTATAATATAGCTCCTATAAATCTAACCAATCGGGGTATGATCCGCAACACCTAGTATTTGAGCTAATGACGGGGCCTTATATATGGCACGCGGACGTGACCAAGACCGAGGGCAAGACATCGGCGGTCACGACGACCGCGACACACTCGACCCCAACCCGGCGCTCGACGACGCGCTGATCCTAAGACTGCAATACGACCTCGCCGCCAAGATCCATCCGCCCGAGACGATCGCGGCGAGATATGGGTTTATCGGGGTGAAGGGGCTGCGGCGCTACCTGGCCCACCACCCGCAGGTGGTGGCGAACATCAAAAAAGCCCGGGCGGCGATCGAGAGCGACGAGGGGTCGGAGGGGCGGGTAAGACTGAAGGCCCTACAAGCTACTGAAGTTTTGATTGCGCCGACCGCGCTGATCGCAATGGACCCTCGTGTGGCGCCCCAGCAACGGATAGACGCCTTCAAGCAGCTTAGCCGGGTCGCGGCGGTCGACGGGTCCGGGGCGGCGGCAGCCGCTGCCAAAGCAGGCAGCGGCGCGGCGTTCACCCTGAACATCCTGTTTCGCGAGAATCCCGAGAAGCTGAGCTTCGTCGCCGACCCCGCGACGGATGGCGGGCCGCCGATGCCAACAGGGACTGGGGTTACTACCAGTAGTACGAGCACAGGCTGGGCCGACAGCAGCGGCGCCTTCGGCCTGGTCGACGTCGAAGACGTCGACGACGAGGTATAGGCGTGGACTACCTGCCGCCGCCGACCGTCGAACGCTTTATGCACGACCCGGCCCGCATCCGCGTCTTAGTTGGCCCACTTGGATCTGGGAAGACGATGGGATGCATAATGGAGTTGATGAGGTGGGCGTGCAGCCAACCGGCCCATAATGGTGTCCGGTATACTCGGTTTGCCCTGATCCGTAATACTCTACAACAACTGCGCCAGACGGTATTGTCAGATACCATGTCGTACCTGGCGGGTATGGCACACTACTACACAACCGACTCGACCATCCAGTTTCGACTGACGCTACCAGACGGTACCCGATTACACTCGGACTGGATGCTGTTGCCATTGGACTCGAAGGAGGACGTGAGGCGGTTGCTCAGCTTGCAGCTGACGGGCGCGTGGATCAACGAAATCCGCGAAGTACCCTTCGACATCATGCGGCCGCTACTGGGAAGATGCGGAAGATATCCTTCCAAGGCGCTTGGCGGCGCGGCACGACGAGGAATTATAGCAGACACCAACCCCTGGGACACCGATTCACCTTATCACGATCGGACCGTATTAAACCCGCACCCGGCGTGGAAGCTGTTCCAGCAGCCGTCCGGGTTGTCGGCGGAAGCCGAGAATGTCGAGAACCTTCCCGAAGGCTATTACGACGAACTCATGAGCGATAAAGACCCGGATTGGTGCTCGGTCCATGTCGAAGCGCAGTGGGGGGTTTCCAACGCCGGCCAGGCGGTATTCAGAAGGACGTTTCATGCCCCGACCCATGTGAAAGATATGGGCGTAGTCGTAAACCCGATGCGGCCGGTGATGGTCGGGATGGACTTTGGAAGAACACCATGCGCGGTCATCGGCCAGCACGACAATTATGGCAGAGCCATAATTATGAAAGAAATCGTGACGGAGAGCATGGGGCTCATCCAGATGGTCGAGGAACATCTGAAGCCTGTTTTATTGGCCCCGCCCTTTGCCGGCCGGCGAGTATTTATCGTCGGCGACCCGGCGGGCGCCGCCAAGTCGCAGCTCTCGGAAGAAACCAATTTTGATATTTTGAAAGAACAGGGGTTTATGGCGTACCCCGCCTCGACCAACGCGATCGAACCAAGGTTGCTCGCCGTCGACAGATTGTTAAGACAGACTTTAATGGGCGAGCCGGCGTTGCAGATATCGAGGGTAGGTTGCCCGACCCTGATTCAGGCGATGGGCAACAAATACAGATACCGAAGGAAGCGCGACGGTCAGATAGAAGACCTTCCGGAAAAACTACATCCCTGGAGCGATATCGTCGACAGCCTGCAATACTTTTGTTTAGGGACAAGCATGAACCTGACCGGCCGCGCGCTGATGCGCGAGCGCAGGTACGCCCAGCGCCCGATGGCTCAAGAGCACGTCAGCGCCGCCGGCTGGACGTGAGGGGGTGGACGGGCCCCTGATAGCTGCGGCCCTCGCCATGGTGCTGTTGCACCGGGCCGACGGCGGCGAGGTATCTATCGTCGTCCCCCACGTCACCGGGCTGCACGCACCCGCGCCGCCGCCCAACACCCACAAGCTGTCGCCCGCCACGGCCCACTGCGTCTTGTGGCTGGCCGACGGCCGGCTGCTGTCGGTGATCGAGCCGTGCGACGTCGTCAGGCGTCTACTCGACGAGGCAGGGCGTTAGATTTTAGGCTGCGACCTTTTTACGAGACCTTCTCTTTTTGACGGGTACCTCGCAGCCTATGCTGGAGTTGAGGGCCGGTTCCGCGACGGGTACGAAAGCGCCTTCGGGGTTGCCGGGGTTGCCAGGGTTGTTTGACGAGGGGTTATTTTTCTTGCGTGGCGCAGAGGGCGTCGCCTTGGCCGTCTCGACCGTCGTTGCCGTCGCCTCGGCGGCGATCGCATTATTTACTATCTTACATATCTCGTCGCTAGGGATCGCGAAGCGCTGCCGCACGGTCGAGTGCAGTCTGCCGCCTATATTACCTCGCACTGTCTGGTACGCGATGGATATGTCACCTGTACCCTGGCGGTACGACAGTGTCACGTCGACACACGGCACACTGACACCAAGATGCTCGGCGATCTGTTTGCGGTCGGGGACCGGTATGGGAGGTGACGACTGCCACATCAGGACAAACAGGACCAACACCCGAGCGGTCTGGTCCGGCAGTCGCTGGGACTGCGACCTCTCGCGCAGCACGTTAGCCAACCGCTCAACGGCGTATTCCGAGATGGTTGGTAGATTAACCTTGGGAGGTGGCGGGCGCTTCGGCCCTCTGCGGGCAGCCATCTGTAAATTCTCCGAGTTAGCCCATGACCAGGACCCGACTTCGTTAGCCCTAAATCCGCGTCGCGTCAGAATCTAGTGGCTATTATATGGAGACTATATTTTCCTATTTTGTGGCAGTTTAGCGACGGTTTGCCTAGAGAAGTTGTATTTTTAAAGGCGTTAGCAATTATACCTCCTATATCCCGATGGCGGGGGGTATAACACAAGATGCAGGTTATAGGTTCTATAACAATGGTTAATAGCTTGCGTTTTTAGGGTGCGGCGGGGCGCCGCAGGGGGTTTAGCCTAGATTAAAACCATTATCAAATAGCTTCGGTTCCCGCGCGAACGGCGCGGGCGCCGAAACCTATAGGTTAGGCGGCGTACCACGTCTCAAGCTGGCACTCGCGGTCCCGAATCAGGCCGGCCGGCTCGATTGGCAGGGTGAGGATCGCAGCGGTCGCGCCGGGACCGTGGAACCGCGACCCCGACTGGATCAGGACCCGACCGTCGACGTTCCGGCGAATCGCGGGGCGGGGGTTGCCGCCGAACAGAAACAGCGAATCGGGCGGCACGGTATAGTAGCCGCCACTGAACTCACGAAAACTCCGGCGGGTCGCGACGGTCCAAACACTCATCGCCGCCGCAAAGCGCGCGCATACCGGGTCCAGCACGAGGTGACATTTCACCGCCGTACCGTCCGGCCCGATGACGTCCAGACGCGGTTCCGTCAGCTCGACCCAGTCGTCTCGGCCGGCGGCGTGCATCAGCGCGCCGACGGGTGAGCAACCGGGACAGGCGGCCGGGTAATGAAATGTCGTCACACCGGTGACGGCGGGGTAGTCCAACAGGGGGTGACGGATGGTCGGCCGCCAGCTCGACCCGAGCAGCTGCCCGAGGTGAATAACACAAGTGACACCAGCGCGGGCGAGGTACTGGTAAAAGCTGGCGAGGGCGCCGGGGCGGGCGGCGGCGCCACCGAGCACGGTCGAGGCGACGATCGCGACCTTGAGCAGGCCGTCTACCGTGTGAAGCACCATTTTCGCGACCTCCCGATGCTCGATAACGTTTATGTTTTGTTCATATAGAATCGTGTCGGGCATCGTAGGGCACCTCGCGGCGAGCGATGCGGATTCTACCGGCATGGCTCGTATTTGTTTTCGCGTGTGTGTCGGAAAGCAATCAGGTAACCGACCCCCTGTGGCTCTCGCGCTACAGTCAATCGCGTCGTTAGCGGGCAGGGCGGCGGCGGGAATTAGTCGTCGGAGACGGTTTCGGGTAGGGGTATGCCCGACTCGACGGTTGACCCCCTGTTTTTGGCCTTGCACCCCACCTCTACGGGCACGCAGGCGTTCCCGCCCTGCCTCGACCTTGGCGTACAGGATGCGGCGTAGCGGGACCGTCGCGGTTTCCTCGTAAGTCCACAGCGCCGCCTAGTGGAAAGATTTCCAGATCAGGTGCCCCGCTATCCCGATCTGCTCGACCGGCATCGTGGCGTCAGGAACGCCCGCCGCAACCAAAACACGAGCTAGTTCGTTCGACGCACCCATGCGGGAGCGGCCCTGAATAGGTCACGCCGTCGATTGTCGTCTCGGCCGTGTAGAAGCAGGATTTTTCCGGCGTCCGAGTATTCTCCTCGGGCCACATGCGGACGGTG